CCCTAAGGCCCGAGAGGAGTTAACTCGGTTTGCTCTGTAATCAGAGTCCTTACTAATGTACTCCCCCTCTCACGAGGGGTACACTTTCATTTCACTAATCACAGCAGCACAAACTCACGCTGTCCGCTTGCACGTCTAACGTTCCTGGGGATGCACTGCTATTTCGCGTAAGTTTAAACGCACGGATGTTGTCAATCATTCGACTGATTTGACTACTGTCGCCAGGGGGCAACAGCATTTCAGGAGGAGCCAACTCCTTTAAAACACCCTCATTCTTAATCTTCAGGGTAAAACTACGTACGTAGCAGGCCGGGATCACATCCGGGGCGGCCTTTCTTTTCTGGTTTCGAATAGAGTTGAAAGATCTAGCAGCAGGTATGACGCCAGGTTTATACTTGGGTTTCTTTACAGAACCCCGAGCAACCCCCAGCTCCCTCACTCTTTCGATCTCACATCTCATTGCCTCATGTTCCTCTTCCCTACTCATTTCATAATTTTCCGGACGTAACTCCATACTAATCACTCCATATTCAGGCTTCCTCGGACATGTCGGTAAACTGGTGATTGCTGCTCGTATTTTCTTGTCTTTACGGCAAACAGCAACCAAGGACAAAGGTATCTCAGCGAGATGTTTATCTGACTGCTTGGCCAGAGTTCGCAAATTGCGCCGAACTACCTTGCGGAATGTCCTTCCATCGGGTGTAGCCTGGGCAGCGAAACCCAGTACATCCTCAACACCAGCATCCATCCACAGAGATGAAGCATTGAATTTCCGTAGTTTGTGACCATCTTGGAAGTAGGCCGAGTTGATTTCTCCGTCGCGTTCAGAGACCATGGTCTTCTCTTCGTTGACGACGAGTCCAACCTTACTTCCTTGAATGATCACCTCACCCCGGAGGTCAGTCCCAGTTCGTGGTTCGCGTGTTAAAAGATCATCGCCATTGACCAAAAGGCGATGTCCGGACCACTCTTTGAAACTAATCTCCTTCCTTTCAAGCATAGCGGTAAGTGCCATGTCAACTACGGTCTTGTTGATCACGCACAAAAGTGGAAAAGACATTACAGAACCCATCGGCTGCCCTGTAAAAGTCTCTCTTCCATCAATCACCAGATTCGACAGCACTCTCAATGCTTCGATCTCATCTGGTTCAAGATGGTCCGCTTGCTCTTCCAAAACACTTACCGCTGCCTTCACGTATTCCCTTTTAATGTTGTCCGTAGCGGAGGAATAGTCAAAGCTCAAAAAGGCAGCGCCGTTAAGGTTTGAAACGTGCTGGTCGGTAGGTTCGCCAACCAACAGCCACCCTCGCCTTTTCAACGTGTCATATAATGAGTAATGCAATGGAGCGAGTACTCTTGTATTCTCGGCCGAGTAGAGAGTCACCACTCTCGGCTTGCCCGAGGAGAATACAAGCTCGTAGCGACATGAATCGCTAAATTCTTCCGCATTCCAATTACCTCCGTCCCTCCTGGTGAATTGCCGGGTAGCATTTCCATTCGGTATAAACGGAGCACGTCGTCGATCCCATCCCTTCTCAACATTCAGTCTCAGCGCACGTTTGAAGCGCTCGAGGTGACTGAAGTCAACAGCAACTGGGCGGAATCTAGCTTCTTTCCATTGGTCAAGCTTCCCCAAGAAGCGGGGTTCACATCCTTTGCAACAAGATTTCTCGAGTTTCTGGATTGTGCGGAAGCTTAATTCGTCGATAGGGCTCATCTGATCGACGAAACATTGTCTTACGGCTGGCCGTAGCCCTCCGCAAATTATATGCTGGGGGATTTCTTTCGCTAAACGAGTCATTCCCAACTCCTCGTAAAATTTTACTAATACTTGAGCACGGGCGCGTAGCCGCCCGCTGAGAGAACACTCACCATCACCCTCATCGTGAAGCACCGCATACGGGTTAGCTTTGAGGGCCTTGTGAGTTTTCTCATTATCAGCAAGAGGTTCTACGATATCCTCCAAAACGTGGCTTTCATTTAATTTGTTCTTAATGGCAGCTGAAT